TTAATGGTTGAACGGGCCAGCTCTTTTATTCCCCTGCTCTGTCCCTATATCGGGACACTTTTTAAATTTTACTGCTGATTCAAATAAATCGACAATTCCTATATGTAACCCTTCGGCTATCAATTCGGCTTCATGGAAAGTCATGGATACCTCGCCTTTCTCTATTCTACTTAAGGCTGACTTTGACAATCCTGTAATTATTTCCATCTGCCGAAGGGATAAATTCCTTTCTTTTCTTATTTCTTTCAGCAGTATCTTCATAAATACGAATATACCACTTTAGACCCAAAATACCACTGGAAATATATACCAGTTGTGGAAAATAAACGCAATGATATAATAAACTGGAAGGAGCTGATACATATGAAAGTAATACCAGAAATGACATTTGGAAGTCTCACGACAAAATGGTCCTGGAAAAGCAAAGACCAAAGAATCTGGAAATGCACCTGTAAGTGTGGGGGATACTGTTATGTAAAAGAAGATGCATTAATATGCGGCGTTGTGAAGGACTGCGGGAAATGCATTATCACTACATAATTTCATACCCCGTCATCAATATAGCGTGTAAGGCTGCCATCTCCAGGTTGGCAGCCGCTGTCTCTTCGTCCACATAATATAGGCCATGAAAATTCATTTGCTCTGGAATAAGATTAATGGCCTCAAACATGTCTGCTGCTGCTCTACGTGAACTATAAATAACGAAAGTGTCTTGAATCATAGAATACCTCCTAGAATTAATAGATAGCCATATTATACCCCACAACATCTGAATTGGTAAGGTCGATAAAATGGTAAGATTTCACCCCTTTACAAAAAGAACATATGTTCGTATAATGAAACTAAAGGAGTGAGTGTAAATGACAAAACGTGTCTATGTTATCGCATCTTTTAATACTGACGGAGATACTCAACCCCTATGGCTTAAGCTCTCACTCGATAAAGATGCGCCATGCTATAAAATCGAAAACTATATCTGCACGAAAAAACCGGACAAATACCGCGAATATGCCCAATACCGTTGCACTGTATCATGTAAAAATCAGCGCCATGAGATTGGTCTAAATTATTATGCGCTACTGGGATTTTGGACTATGACTGTCAGTAACTCATCATCAATGGCTATGTGATATATATTAACTTAACTGGACATACTACACCTAAAAAAGAGAGAGGTGATTATATGCCAGCAGCGCATAAAGGGGCAATCAGTTTTGGCCTTGTACACATCCCGGTGGCGCTACACACGGCCACGCAGGATAATGACATCCATTTTAACCAATTATGCAAGGAGGATGGGTCCAGAGTAAAATACAAAAAAGTCTGCGCCAATTGCGGAAAAGAAGTAGGTACCCAAGACATTGTTAAGGGGTTCGAGTTTGCACCAGGACAGTATGTAACTATGACGGACTCTGACTTCGAAAAGGCTAAAACTGAAAAGGACAAGACAATCCAAATTTTACATTTTACGGACATCCATAACATACGCCCTATCTATTTTGATAAAACGTATCACGCCGTCGTTGAGGCCGGAGGCGATAAGGCATATGAGCTATTGCGAAAAGCCATGATTGATGAGGGAAAAGTTGCCATAGCCAAGACGGTTATGGGGCAAAGTGAAAAACTCTTATGCTTAATCCCTACTCAAAAAGGAATGCTTGTAGAGACACTGTTTTTTTACGATGAGGTTAAAGAAATTCCGAAGGAACCGGCACACCCAGAGATACAGCAGCAAGAACTGGATATGGCAAAAATGCTTATCAATTCGATGGACAAAGAGTTTGAGCCGGAGCTATATCACGATGAATACCAGATAAGACTGAGACAAATAATAGAGGCAAAGATAAATGGACAGGAAATCGTTAATGCCCCGGCAGAGCATCAGGATAATGTTATAGATATCATGGATGCTTTGCAACGTAGTCTTGCACAGGTATCAGACAATAAACCACCGACCAAACGTAAGCCGTGGAAAAAGGCCGCAACGGCATGATGGACCTTTTTGACAGTAAAAATATCAAACCAATGCTAATTGGAAAAGAGATGGCGCCATTTGATGACCCAAATTATATATATGAGTTAAAATGGGACGGGGAACGGTGTGTGGCCTATTTGGAACCAGGAAGGCCGCCTGAATTACGTAACAAACGTAACGTCCGTATGCTATCCAAAGTGCCAGAGCTGGCAGTAATCAGTAAGCAAGTCAAAAAACGTTGCATTTTGGATGGTGAGCTTTTTATCTTAAAAGATAGCCGTCCTGATTTCTCCTTGATTCAACGCCGCAGCCTTATGTCAGACCGATTTAAAATTGAATTGGATTCCAAACATAATCCTGCTACTTTTTCGGCTTTTGATGTCCTGTACTATGACTGTCAAGAAACCATGCTCTTACCATTAATGGAACGCAAAGCCTTACTTGACAAATCTATTACGGATGGCCCCCGCATGGCTATCTCGCGTTATGTGGAGGGGCAAGGCACTCCCCTGTTTAATTTTGCTGCGGAGAGGGAGCTGGAAGGGATAGTCGCAAAGGTTAAGGATAGTATCTATATTCAGGACAAGCGGACAACGGATTGGATAAAAATGAAGGTTATGATGGAGGAGGATTACGTGGTATGCGGCTATATCCTTAAAAGCAATCACATGACCAGCATTGTTCTGGGACAGTACCGAGGTAATACATTAATCTATAAAGGACATGTTACCATGGGTGTCAGTGGGCAGGCGTTTGATATCATCTCCAGACATCCCACGCTTCCATCTGCCCCATTTATCGCATATCCGGCAGGCCACGGCAATGACCGGGCCGTATGGCTCTCTCCAGACCTTGTATGCATTGTAAAGTTTATGCATCATACCAAATCTGGAGGGATGCGGCAGCCGGTATTTAAAGGATTAAGGTTTGACAAAACAGCAGCAGAATGCATTGAAAAATAGGGCGGGCCCGGTTTATCCGGTACCCGCTTTTATAATTTCTAAAATTCAAAAATCTTTATCAATTTCTCTTGACTTTGCGCCCTTTTGGGCGTAAAATATAATCAGAGATAAGGAAAGGGGATTAAAACAATGACTATAATCAGCAGCCAGCACCACATAGATTGGGAAATCGTAGAAAAAAAGATGGAAGAAATTAAAGGTATCACAAAGGTCGTCATCCCTTGCACTTATGTTGGTTATATTGATGGAACTGAATACGCAATGCAGAATGATAAACACCACACACTAGCAGCCGCCAGAGAGCTTGGAATTGCGGTGGAATTTGATATCACCAATGATTCAGAGGACCTCAAAGGAGAGGCGCTTTTAGAACAGCGTTACAATGATGGAGATTGGTATAATGTAGAAACCAGTAATCCGGCATATTATGAATATGATTTAGTTTGGTAGGAGGTGCGAAAAATGAGAAGATACCCAGATTGTATTAGGACAGATGGACTTTGTGGGGCCTGCTCCGCATCCAGTTACGGCAGGGATTGTCATAATAATAATATCAACAAACTATTGTATCAACGTTCCCTGTCCGGGATGACGCAGCAACAAGTAGCTGACGCCGCAGGAATGAATATCCGCCAGATACAAAAATTTGAATCTGGAGAAAGGGACCTTGGAAATATGACTTTGCGCAATTCCTTGTCATTGGCAAAGGCCCTTGGCTGCGAGGTGAGTGATTTATTATAGAGGAGGATGGCATGCCCTCAAGAAAGGATATATCCGGACAGATATTTGGATTACTTAAGGCTATACAATGTACTGGCGAAAAGGAATGCGGGAGCTATTTATGGGAGTTTGAATGCACCCTATGCGGAAAACACCTTGTAAGACGTATCGGTCTGGTCACTGGTGGTCAAATAGTATCATGTGGGTGCTATAAGGCTAGGAACCTTACCACTAAGTCATTGCCTGATAAGGTCGGTCAGGTTTTTGGGACAAACCTATCCCGTATAGCCTCAAAGAAACCTCAGGCCAACACATCATCAGGGCACCGTGGAGTATCTTTGCATCAGCAGGAAGGTAAGTCTGATACCTGGATTGCTTACATATACTTTTGCGGAATTCGATATTATCTAGGAAGTTATGTCGATAAAACAGATGCCATTAAAGCACGTGAATCGGCTGAAAATCAAATATTTGTGGATTTTTTGAAGTGGTACAATGAAAGAAATAATGAAAAATCATTATAGGATTAAAGGAGGAGAATAGCATGGAAAAATATGATATTTTTAAGTCAGAGGGCGGCTATAGGGTATGCCTGTCAACGTACGGAGATGACCCTAACATTGACAAGTGTCCGTGGTGCAAAACTTTGTCCGGCGCAAAGGCTGTTGCCAGAGATGCTAAATTTGACAATGAGACAGGACAATATGGGGTATTTTATGGTGGGGGCTGGATGGCAAGCCTTCCGTCTAACGATTACGAAACAGATTATTATAGTTTTGGCTCGCGAGACGAGGCGGTACAAGCAGTAATATCAGCAATGGAAAAGCTGGGATACACCCGTGAATACATTCTGTGTCGCAGGAAAGATTTATTATCAAAAAATATCGCCAACTCGTAATGAGGAGGCGATATTTTTTAATAAAAATGAATAAATAAATGTTTCAATCCACACCGCTCATTTTTTGAGGGAAGCGGTGGTCCCTCTGTCAATGCCTTAGTCCGACCAATTGAGAATCGAAGGCTTTGATTTGATAAAAACAAATAAACCAATATTTCAATCCACACCGCTCATTTTGAGGAGCAGTGACCAGTATTGGTCCCATACGCCAATACCTTATGGGATAATAATATATCATTGCTCTCCGTTTGTCAAGACTATTAACCAGTTAGGCCGGGCCACCGCAGTGCCCCGTCCTTGTCCGGCGTCAGTGTCACCGGCTCCGTGGCCATCTTATCCACACTCGCATATGTCTGCGAACAACAGTTCAAATTCTCCATTGACATTTTCGCATATTTCGCATATACTATAAATGCAGATAGAGATATGCTGTATACCTGTGTAACTGAACTAACGTTTAAGCGACATGTAATGTCGTCAGCCACAGGGACCGCCAGTAGGCGGTTTTTTTTTACTAAGGAGAACTTTGATGGAAATAATTGTTTATTCCGATGAATCGGGCACCTTTGATAAAATTCACAATGACATTTTTGTATTCGGAGGAATTGTTTTTCTTGGCACAGAAAGCCGAGATATTGCTAATCGAAAGTATTCCCATGTTGAAAAGATTATTCGGACATCTGGGAAATATGCTAAATCGGAAGAACTGAAAGCAGCGAAAATCACTAATAAGCAAAAGGGCAAAATTTTTCGTTCTTTAAATGAGTGTATACGTTTTGGAGTTATTATTAAACAAGATAAACTTCTTGATAGAATTTTTGATGACAAGAAATCCAAGCAAAGATATTTAGACTATGCATTTAAAATAGGATTGAAGAATTGTCTGAAAACGCTAATATCAGATGGAAAAATACAGCCACATGATGTAATCTCTATGAAAATACATGTTGATGAACACACTACTGCTACTAATGGTAGGTATGAGTTGAGGGAAGGGTTAGAACAAGAATTTAAAATTGGCACATTTAACATGAAGTACGATAAATTCTTTCCTCCGCTGTTTCCCAATATGAAAAGCCTTGATTTAGATTATTGTAATTCTGCAAAAGTCACATTGATTAGAGCGGCCGACATTGTAGCTAATAAAATTTATTTTGAAACAATCAATAATCGGTATGACAATCTGTGTGAAAAAGTGCACATGACAATCTTACCTTGGAAATAATTATTATAGAGCAGGTAGCCTCAAGAAGAGATTGCCTGCTCTATTTTGGGCTTTATTTTCCCAACCTAGGCCACTACAGCGTCCTATCCTTATCCGGTTAAAACTCTCCTATGTACTGTTCGCCCTCCGGTGCCACATACATGGCGCATTCCAGCGGATGCCCCGCCCGTGGCTCAAAGTAATAATCCTTGCCATCAATTACATGCCAGTTGGTCAGGGCGTATCCGTCCTGGTTAAAATAATACTTGTGATGGTTTATAATCTGCCAGCACTCCTTGTAATACTCTGTCCCGCTGTATGCATACCACCAGCCATTACTGTCATGGTGCCATCCTACCTCATATTCCGGTCGTTCCACCAGGGACCAGTCAGGACGTCCATATCCGTCAATCCTACTGTTATCTAAGCTGTACTCCTTACAGCATACCGCTCCGCCATTGGCAACCACCTCGCTGCTGTCACTGGTGTTGCCCTCAATGGTCCTAACCTTGGTCATGGTGACCTCATAGACAATACCTGTATGGCAGATGCGCTGGGAGTTTTTAAAAAATATCTGGTCGCCTGGCTGAGGGTTGTCCTTATGGTACTGGCCCTTATTCCTGTAGTATTGCGCGGATGTGGGGGTATAGGCTGAAAAACCGCCTCCCAGAAGCTGTCTGGCCGCCACCTGGCCAAATGCTTGAACCATACACCAGTCCACAAACATATCACACCACGGCTGCCCCTGAAGGGATGGGTACAGGTCCCTGGCATACTTGGTGTAATTGCTGCTGCCAGCATTGGCGGTCTTGCTGTCAAGCTGGCTGTTACTGCGTTTCTCCAGATATCCAATCTCCTGGCGGGCAATGGATAAAACCTTGTCTATTGATTTCATAGTGTTTTCCTCCAATCTAAAAAGGCCCGGGACTTACTCCCAGGCCAAAGTTGTGACGTCACAAGTTGCGATATCGCAACGTCCGCTTAACCCCGCAGCGGGAGATATACGGACCACCTCCTTGTTATGTCCTGCTGCCTCCCTGATAATCTGTATTGTCAATCTTATCCTTCAAAACCGCGATATATTTACGCAGCCATTCCGGCACATTGGCACCCATACGACCGGCATTCTCGATGATGGACAGCAACTCATTGAGTAAGTACCAGACCGCCACCAGGAGCCCGAAGAAGGCCTTGACGGATATCTGCATCCCAAGCTCTGCCGACACAAAAACAATCACATAATCAACCACCATAGCCGCGGCAATTACGCACAGGTATCCCACCTTTTTAATGAT